GGTTGCAGCAATACCACCAGCACCACCAGCACCGACTGTGATCGTATGAGAACCGTTTAACAAAAAACAGGACTGAGTAAAATTAAAACCACCGGCTCCGCCACCACCTGCTTGCGTACACCCGCCACCGCCACCTCCGCCGACTACGAGAACATCCGCCAGTCCCGACTGCGACACCGTTAGTGATGAACTTGAATTGAAAGTCCAATAATCGTAGGTCACCCCGCCGGAAACATAATTGCCGGTCGGTGTGTCTGTGATTGCTGCGCCACCGAGGGCGCCGCCGGTCTCTACCCAGTCGGTGCCGTCATAGACCTCGGTCGTGTCGGTGTCTTTGAGGAATGAAAACATTCCCTCCACTGGTGAGGCAATAGCCGACCCACGCGCAGCCGAGGATGCAAACACCAAAATGCCTTGCATCAAATAATCGTTAGTGTCAGCCGCAGTGAGAACGTCACCAGCCGTGAATGTTTTGAAACCGCCAGCAGCCATTAGAAATCCGTCCAATCTGTTCCATCGTAAAAGGTCAAGGTGTCAGTGTCTTTAAGGAAAGCAAACTGACCCTCATTGGGTGAGGTAATAGCACTGCCACGCGCAGCAGCGGAAGCAAACACACCAACCTGCTGTTGCATTATGTAATTGTTAACATCAGCAGCTGTGAGAACATCCCCAGCCGTGAACACTTTGAAACCACTTGGTGGCATGTCACTCCCTTAGTTAGAATCCGAGCCGTCCATCATCAAGTTGATCAAGGTCAAGAACAAACGCGGTCAACGTTTCAGAGAAGTTGAATCGCACTGAATGGTCTGCGGGCGTGATGTTGTGCTCGATCTGGTCAACAACCACGCTGCGTTCAATCGGTGAACCGATACCCTGCGGCGTGAACACAATGCCCACAGGCGTGCCCAATTCCAAGCCAAGCACCTGTGCTTGTTGTGCCAGGGTGAGGGCGTTGATGCGAACCTCAAGACCGTTGACCCGTACCTGTGGCTCGGAATACCGAAACAAATAAAAGTCGGCAATGTCTTGCGCCTCGTCAACATCGGCCAACAGTGTCTTGATGTCCAACACGGTCAGCCCGTAATTGTTGACCGCAGCGTTGCCAGCGGTTGCGATGGCGGTGCCGCCAACGTATTGCACTGACACCTGCGTGAACAGCGACTCCGTACCGAACTCTAGTGATATATCAGAGAAGGGGACGCCGGTGCCGTCATCTTTGAAAAACACTGTCGGCGCAGCTTGGGAAGTTGGACGCTCAAGAAACTCAAGGACGCCATCTTTGGCAATGAATAACGCGCCACCCTCAGAGACATCAATGGTCTGCAAGTACGACAGGGCGGTGGTGTTGTCCGCAATGACATCAGCGCCTAAGGAGGCAACACCAGTGTCAATGCGCCGCTTGCCAATAGGCCAGGAAACGTCAGTGAGAATGGCAGACACTCGAGCACCTGAACCTTGCGGTGTGGCTGTCCCTGCCGTGATCGTTTCCCCAGCCAACAAAGTGAAACCGTCAGTGCCTTTGGCCGTGGTCGTGGCATCACCGTCAAGGGAAAATTGTAAGTCCCAGTCCTCAACAATGCCGGTGAACAACGCCTGTCCGCCGACCTCGATGGACAACGCCTTGCGGGGCAGAATCGATGGCGCATAAGGCGACACTGCCGTGCCTGCCGTGGGGTCATACAACCGGGCACGGTTATCCAACACCACAGAGGCTTGGCCTGCCGTGAACGCCGTCAACTCACGCGAACGACCACGGCGCACCGACACCGATCGCACATCGTCAGAGACATCCTCAAAAACTTCACCAGCCAACAGGAACGTGGCATTGTCCAGCTCGCCTTTAGTTGTATCGTCAAGGGTGAAAAAGTTACCGGCACCGGCCAAAGACAAGTCAAAGGCAATGCGAACCGTGGGCTGCATTATGCCACCGTTAACGGCAGCGCGCCATTGCGCCGCTGATACTGACGCAACGCGCTCACAATCTGTTCACCAACCTGGGTGCCATCAGCGCCCATGCCAGCATTGACGGTGAGGTTGATCACCGAGCCGCCCATTTGATTATTGGGCACGATGTTGCCCGAACTCGATGGCACGAACAACTCAGGGCCAACCTCGCCGACAATGTAGGGGCGGTTACTAGACACGGGGCCGCCAGCGGCTCTGCCTGGTACGCCGCCGCTGGTGACACCTGAACTGATGCGTGTCACAACTTCATTGATTGATCTTGTCACCTGCACGTCAATGCGAACTTCGCGCGTTGCAGCATCGGCTAGGTTGTCCATCACGTTCATCAATTTCTTACGGCCAAGGCCGTCTTTGCCCATGTGTTCTTTGAAAGCGTCAATGGTGTCCTCGGCTGTTTTCTTTCCTGCAGCCTTAAACTTTTCGGCAGACTGAATGCCAACGGCGTCGGCGATAGCGCTCACTGAGGCAACGGCGGTGTTGAGTTGAGCAACCAAGACTGCACCATTGCCGCTTAGCAGCTCTTTTGCCAACTGTGCGCCACGCTCGGCTGACAATGCAGCCACAGCGGTGAACGCTTCTTGGCTCAATTCTGTCTTTAGCAATCCTTGCAACTGCTCACCGAATTTGACGATGCCACCGGCCTGCGCAGAGATCCCGTCAACGATTCCGGTGCCGCCCTCTTTGGCTTTGTCCACGGCGCTGGCAAAGTTCAACTGACCGGTCAAACCGCCAGCAACGGAATCGCGGAAACCATTGAACTCATCTTGTGCGGCTTGCAAATTGGCGTTAAGTTTTTCCAAGCCTTCACTGTTGACTTGGGCTAATGCCTCTTTGAAGGTGAACACGTCTTTTGCAGCGGCGGCACTTGACGTGCCGGTAGCCTCAGTTTCACGATTTGCCGCCCTACGCGCCGCAGCATCATTGTTGGCCATAACAATGGCGCGGGTGCCGGCGTCTTGCATTTTTTGATCAAGTAAAGACATGGCATCAAACTGATTAAGAGCAGCTGTTGTTGTTTCGTTTAACGCGCCACGCAACCTGCCTTGCTCGGACACAACACCAATCATGGCGCCAGTGGCGTCTATATATTCGCCCTTGAGTTTCTGCAATGCGTTGGCTTGCTTTTCAGTTGTCGTGCGTGATGTAGCCCCAGCGTTAATCAAACCCTGGGTGATTTTCACAACAGTGGCCAACGGTGGGAAAAGATTCGTGGTCAACTTCAACACATCAAAGAACTCGAAAGTCGAACCTGTTGTTTTGTTCACGCTAGTGACAAGATTGTTCAAAGGTTGGATGGTCAAACCCACACCAGTAATCAAGTCAGCCATTGACTGCGCCGCTGTGTCAACTGCATCGGCCATGCCAGAGGTGCCGCCAAAGGCTTCGGATATATCCTCAACCGCGTTCAGTAATGCAACGCCAATGAGTTCCTTGCCTTCATCGACAGCAATGTTCAGTTGGTTTATCTTGCCCTGGTAAGTATCGGCAGCGGCGGCAGCTTGTCCAGAGAACTTGTCAGACAGGGCTGCCGTGATCTTGTCCATGTCTTTGGACTTGAGCAAGGCAGTATCAAGACCGGCGCCAAGGCGTGACAGCCCAGTTGTTGACCCAGTAAATGCACGGGTGAGTGCCAAGGTCACAGTCTCAAGATCACGGCCTGTACCCGCCGAAATATCCATGGCGAGTTGCAGATTCTTTTGCGATAACCCAACATCACCAGTGGCGGTGACAAGTCTTTGGAAAGCAGGCCGCAACTTGTCATCAGCCACGCCAGACTCACGGGCTAGGGCGTCAATGAACTTCTCAATGGGTGCAACTTGGTGTGCTGCGCCAACGTTCTGCAACGCGATCTCAAGGGAACGCATTGCCTTTTCATCGGCTAGGGCAGCGGTTACCGAACTTTGGAAAAAGTCAAGGACGTTGCGGCCAATAACGCCAACACCAAAGGCCGCACCGATGGCTGCGCCTGCGCCAGCAAACGAGCTGGTGAATGACTTGCTGAAACCTTTGGCCTGAGTGTCAAGCGTTGAGATGTCTTTCTTGGCCTTCTGAACTCCTGCACCGTCATAGTCGCCATAAATGTGAACGCGCGCGCCGGTCTTTGCCATTATCTCAACCCTGCCTTTCGCGCTTCATCAATTATTTGGTCACGGATTGCATCACGAATGTCTTGACTCATGTTCTGGTAATACGCTGCAATCAACGTGCGTGGTTGTTTGCGTGGGAAACGTTGGTTGATAACTTTGACCAAGTTTTCACCGCCGCCAGTTGTGACCCGTGAACCGTCACCCATGACTTCAAAGATGGCGCCGGCGGCGCTGGTTTGGATAACATCATAACCAAGACCGGCACTGACGCCCTTGCGCCTGAAATTGTTTTTCTTGACTTTGAAACCTCTGGCAACTTCACCCGAATCAAATGACAAGTCACGGCCATCACGGGAGAATCTCCATTGACCCCAGTTGCTCAATGGGTTGCTGCTAGGTGTCAGATAAGTTGCGTCAACAACAACACGTTTGGCAACGCCAGTGATTGTTTTCTGAATGTTCTTGGCCGCAGATTTGTCAATGACTTCCAAGGCGTTCATCAATTGCTTAAGATTAGTGACTTCAATTTTCCAACCACTCAGACCGCCAGCCATTGTCAGCCCTTCCTCCGCGCCTTGTTTGTTTCAACATGCCGCCAACGCAAATATCGGTGCATGGTTGTCAACATCCGATCCGATTCTTGCAACAGCACTGACGGTGCGATATGGAACTCATAAGCCAAGTGGACTATTGCCCAGTGTTGGCTTTGCTCTCCAAAGGGACAATCTCGGAATCTTCTCCAAACGTGACGCTCTCAACATTTTCCAACCATGCATGAAAGTCACCAAGGTCTTTTGCTTTGCGACTCAAGGCGTGCCATGACAACCAACACAGGTCAGTAAACTTCAACTCAGTTTGAAACTTTGCAACCGACCGGTCATAGGTTTCCTCAAAGCCAACGAAGTCCACGGCAGCAACCGATGCTGCCGCCGTGGAACCATCGTTGTAAACAACATCCAGATTCATTTTCATTGCAGGACTCCCTTGCGTAGGTGGTGGAATGAATTAGAACTAGGCGCCGGTGCCGCGTGTTACTGCGCCAGTGATTGGGAAGCTCACAGAAAATGTAGCCAGATCCCCAACGGCTGAATCGATTGGCGAATATTCCGTGCAGAGCACAGAAAATTCATAGCTAGGGCTGGCAGATCCTGCGGCAGCAGTTCCTGCTGGTCGAATAGCAACGGCAGCGGTTCCGCCAAGGTTAGTGAAAAACGTTGAGTCAATTGATGCCAACGCAAAGTCTTGGTGAAGTTCCATGGACAATGTGCCGGATTTCAACCCGCCAATTCTGTCCCTGTAGCCATTGCTGGAAAAACTGGTCACCTCAATATCATCTGCCTCAAGTGCGATTGTGGCTTGTGCAACGTTTGCGCTGATGGTTCCGCCAGCGAAAACCACCACGGGATTCTGAACAACATATTTTGCCATGTTTGGCTCTCCTTATGCGTAAACTTGGACAACGAATTCCGCCGCCAAGTAAGTGACATCAGCAACGCTGATTTGGTTGTAACTGCGCAGGGATGTTACTCGACAGTCAAAGGCTTGACCGCCGAGAGTTCTATTGGATTGGATGGCCGCTTTGATACTTTGTGTGCCACTGCCTGAACAATATGCGTCCAACTTATTCTGCGCCATCCGTTCATCAACACGGCCAACAATAACCATGACGCTGAACTCGTACTCGTCACCGCCGCTGCGTGCAAAGGCGGTGTCATAAGTAATGGACGTGGGCATGACCACGGCAACTGGTGGGTTGATCTGGTCAGGCACGGTTGCCGCGGTGCGCAAACCTGACACGGTTGCCAAGTTGGTGGCAATGCCAGCGCGTAGCGCTGAAACGTCTGCCATCAGTTTGCCGCAATCTTTTTGAATGGCCGAATGAGCATTGAGACATCAGGGTCAACCTTGCCCACGCGAATGGCCCCTAAATCTCCATAGCCCGCAATACCCAGCGGGCTGTCTAAACGCTTGAAAATTCTTGACGCTTGAATGACTGTTGCCTGGGTTACTTGAATGGGCGTTGGCGTAAAACCGTAGACACCCTCAATGCGAACTGTTGCCTGCTTGCCGTAAATCGGCAACAAGTAATCACCAATCATGCGCAACCGTGAAATTGGGAAGGCGTTACCGCTGACCCGTTGGTTCAAAGGTTCGGTCTGATAATCACTTGTTGCCAAGGTAATCAAGAATGTCAACTCACCGGCGTCATCAATTTTGACGCTGACAATGCTTGACAGGTCATCAACATCCACGGTGTATTCATCGTTTGGTGTGAAGTCGCGGGTGGCGGTTCCTGCACTAAAAAAGTTTCGGTCACACTCGGCGTCAATCATCCTGCTCGCTGACTCCACTGCCATCTCTAGCAAAGAATCGTCCAAAGCATCCGTGATCTTGGTGGCAGCTTTGATTTGAGTCAAAGTGCAGTAGCCGTTAGTTATTGCCATGTGTGGTCTCCAACCATTGAATGAGGCGGCCAAAGCCTTCAGCGTAGCCAGTGTTTTCCATGTGCCCGTATCGTTGCCAGAACTTTGCATTGCTGCAATCTCGGGACAACACGCCGCTGGGCCTGTCTGTTGTGTAAGTGTAAGCCGGATTGATGCCAACGATTTGAGCGCACAATTCAGCAACTTCACGCACACTGACCGCGCCTTGGTAACCAATGTTTGTTGGGCCAATGTTTTCAGAGTCCATTGTCAAGGCTTCAATCTTTGCAAGGGCGTCATCAATCCACAGGTAAGAACGCAACTGCTCACCGTTGCCCCAAATCTCAACGTGACCGGTGTCGCGTGCCGCCAACATCTTGGTGGCAATCGCAGTGGGGAACTTCATCCGCTCACCTGCATGAGTTTGGCCCGTGCCGTAAATGGTGTGCAAGATTCCAACTCGAACATCAATGGGCGCGTGTTGGCCTAGCAATGTGAGCATGAGTTTTGCCCTGCCATACATTTGATCGGCAGGCCCGTACTCCAGCAAACCCTCATGCAGTTGCGGTGGTGACCCTGGCTCCATCTGCATTGTGGTCGGATACGCGCAGGCACTACTTGCCACGAAAGTTCGGGACACCTCAGCATTGATGCACGCCTCCAACACATTGCTGTCAATGCGCATGTTCACAACGTAAGGCCAAAAGTCATGTGCGTGAAAGTAGCCAACGCCGCCGTGGTCGGCAGCCAAGTGATACACAACTTCAATGCCGGCAAAGTTCGGTTGATATTTGTCAAGGGCGACAAGCTGCACGCGCTGGGCTTTGTTCAAGTTGCTCAAGCGTTGCGGGTCTCGCGGGATGTTGCGTGCAATAGCAATGACGTTATGGCCACGGTCGGCCAGGTACCCCACCATGCTTGACCCAATAAAGCCACCGGCGCCGGTAACTGCTATGTCCACAAGTGTGACCTGTTTGTGAATAAGGCTTGGTCTTGTTGCATATATAACGAGCCTTTGTTGTAGGTGTCGTCTATGTTTGCCAGACCCCAAACCCAGTGCAAGTGTTCAACTACCGAGTCAAGGCAAGGGCGGAACTGACCGCGGAACTTGGCAGTAGCCACCGCCTCGGTGTCGCAATAGTTGTGCGTGTAACCCTCATGCAATAACGGTGCGCTGTTGTCAATCGTTCCCTGTTCGGCATATTCACGGGTCACCAAGTAATGCGTGGCGTGAGTGCCTGACAGCACGTCATGGTTGTGCAGGTCATTTGTCCCAACAAGGCCGTAATTAGCGGCGAACTCCAACAGTGGGACATGCCAGTCATTGTGAAAATGTAAGTCGTCAGAGGCCACAAATAAGTGCTCGTGCGTGGTTTCCTCAACGGCGGTGTTGATTGCGCCAGAGTATGAGGGGCTGCGCTTGTTGATGATGTAGGTGCGCTGTATTGCTTCAATGGCTTGGCGCGTAGGTGTGTCGTGTTCCTCAACAATAAAAATGGGGTCAATCAGGTTGCGCGGTGCCGTAGGTTCAAGGTCGTCAATGACTCGCTTGATGTTGTGGGCTCGGCCTAGAGTGGGTATCAGCACCGCAATCATGGCAACGCCACCTGCCACCAAGTCTGCGCCGCCGTTGACACCATCTCAGACAATCGGCCAGCATCCTGCCAACCGTCCACGCTAGTAATCCCAACGCGGTCATTGGTGATGCACTCACAGCCAGAGAGCACTGCCTCAATGGTGGCGCGTGACTCAGACTCAAAACCAAGCGGCAAGTGGACAAACCACCTAGCCACTGCGAGCGAGTCCAACACTTCAGCGCGTGGCGCGTTAGTCAACATTTTCAATTCAATGTTGTTCTCACTTGCCCACATCCGCGCCGCCAGTGGGCCTTTCAAATCATGCAACCGCTGCGCCCACATCGCATGATCTTGCTTTGCCTCAATGTGGCACTCGGCTGGGTTCATCGGTGACAGCACCAACTCGACACGTTGCGGCTGCGTCCATTGGCGTTCAATAGCCTCATGCGCTGGCGTGTGCAAAATCAACACCCGCGCCGCATTGATCAACTGGCGCCGTGCCTCACTGTGTGGTTGCTGATGGTGCAAGAACACAGTCGGCTTGGTAATCGCTAGGCGCGTCATCGCTTCATCAGGTAGCAAGTCCGTGCCGGTGACAATGATGTGGTCGGCAATTAGGGCACGTTCCCACTCCCACGCTGGCACAAGGTCAACATCTAACGGTGCAGCTTCCAACAATGTGGCGTCAGTCATCTCAGCGCCGCCGACATACTTACCAGGCAAGTGCGCAGGGTTAGCACTGTCAGTCTCACGGGGTAGGTGATGCGTTACCCACGCAACGCTCATGCCGCCAACATTTTCAGATATGGCTTCCAGTACTTTTTCCACACACGGTCAGCGTCATATTCCAGTGCATGTTTGCGTGCCTTGTCGCTGCGCCCCTTGCCGCGTTTGTAGGCAGCCTCAAGACCGTCAACAATGCTGGGAATGTTCGGCGTGGCAAACCATGACAATTGCGTACCGTCCCAAAATGGCTGGTTCTCTGTGAGCCAACCGTCACCAAGTAACTCAGGTGATGCGCTGAAATCATTGGCGATTGCCACGGTGCCGCAGGCTTGCGCCTCCAACAAGGTCAAGCCAAAACCCTCGCCCATGGTGCTGGCAAGTAGGACATCGGTGCCATTGAATAGTGCCGCCATTGCCTCGCTGGGAATACCGTTATGCATGGCGTGTTGGCTAACAAACTTGTAATTGTCGCCGTCTTGTAATCCGCAAGCCTTCAACAGAAAGTCAAGTGCCAGACCGCCGTGGTTGCCGAATCGCTCGGTGTGCAGGTACAACCTGACATCAGGTTTGTCTTGAGCAAAGATTGAGAACGCCAGAATGTTTTCCGCCCAACTCTTTCGGTGAATACCACCAGCGCCCGCAGCCTTGTTGGCGTTAATGATTGACACGACAAACAAACTGTCAGGGTCGTCATGTTTGAAGTTCATCAACTCGCGGCCAGTCTGACCTTCATAGGTTGCGCCTGGGTGATACATCTTGGTGTCAATGGCCATGGGGATGTAGATACATTCCAAGCCGGCGCGTTGCATTTGATCAAGTCCGAACTGTGTCACCGCAATCGGTGTGAAGTTTGGGCGCTGCAAGACTTCCAAAACTTTGGGAGGTAGTGGCTGATGGTCAACCATTGTCCACACACTTGTCGGAACGTCTTTCCACATTGCCTCGGGCATTGTCCACGCATCAAACAGGCAGACAACGTGGGCAGGCAAGTCAGGGTTTTCACGTTTCCATTGTGCAAAGTTTGCCCGCACGGTGTCATTGGAATAAGCCTCAATGCCCATTGGAAATATGGGGATGTCATTCCATTCGGTGCGCATACCTTGCAAGCCATAGTTGGAATTCACGGCAATGGCGTGGCCGTCTCGTTTCATACGCTCAACAACTTGCGCCGTTTGCGTACCATAGCCCGTACCGCACCAAGGTGCGTTGCTGTGCCACAACATAGCCATTGGATTATTCACAGGGGTCTCCGTTCGCAGGTTGCGCAGGATTTGCAGGGGTGAAGTGTGGGAGGCCAGTCCTGCGCCCCGACCTCCCACACACCTAACTCATTGGTGCTACCTACTAGGAAGCGCCACCAATGAAGTACTTCACGGCATCGCTGCCGCCGCCACCAAGGTCACCATCAAGGCGAATGGTTGCGCGCCATGCGATTTGATCGGAGAGGAAAAACGCCTCGTCCGAGCGAACCACTTCAATGCCACCCACACTGCGTGTGATGTAAGCACCGATGTCACCGAACAGAACAGACTTGACGCCTGTGCCTGCGCTGGCAACGTATGGGTTCTCGCGCACGGGGTAACCGAGCAACGAGCCAACCATTCCCTCAGCTGCATACGTTTGGAACAGGTAGCCCTCGGCACCCTTGAGCTGGCGAACGCTGCCCATGGTTGCGCGTGACATCATCCAGCCGGCACCAGGCTGAGCCGCATAAAGCGAATCAACAGAGTGCATGAGTGAAATGAGGTTGTCAGCAGTGAAGGCACCGACAACGCCGGTTCCACCAGTGACGCCCGAACCTGCGGCAACACTGATTCCGCGAGGCTGCACAGTTCCGGTTCCGAGAGTCAACAGTGAGTTGGCCGCGGTTCCGAGTGCAATACCAATCTGTGCGCCAAGGAATGCTTGCAGGTCTACACCTGAATCGTTAACTAACTCCCGGCTTGCGACCACTAATGTGCCTATCTTATGGCTGCGGAGTGTTAGGTTGCTGAACGTTGGGTCGGAAGCTGCAAAGGTTGCACCTTCAGCGACTGCGGTACCAGCAGGACGTGTTGACTCAACAGGCACCTTGATGTCGTTGCCGCTGTTGGTGTTCAACAGGTTGACAACGGAACCATCGAGCATGGGGCCGGTGGTGAGCAACTTAGCCTGAACGGTTGCAAGGAATCCCTGTGGTACAAGTTCGGGACCTTTTGTTGACGTTCCTTCAGCAAGTGCACGTTGTTCAAACTTGTGCGCACGAATCTCGCCGCGAGCCATTGCGCGCAGAATATCTGAATCGCTGCGTGTGTCTGACTTGATAGCATCGGTGCGAACCTCTGGTGCAAAGGACATTGCTTCTGCAACCTTGGCATCGCGTTGTTCGGATGACCGAACTTCATTGATGTGGTCTTGACGATTGTCCATTTCTTTGTTGAGTGCGTCCCATGCGGTGCGTTCCTCAACGGACAGTTCGCGCTTCTCTGACTCTGCGCGCTCAAGATATGCGCGTGCCGAGTACAGGTCTTTGTTTTGGGCTTCAATAAGCCGCTCAAGGTAAGACATGATTCTCCTATGTGTATGTGATTAAGTCGCAGGTGTGACAAGGGCGCGGCTCCGCTACCCAAAACGCCGGTCGGCTCCGACCTTGCGCTAGTGCAGTGCTGAGAATCGAACTCAGTTGCCTGACAGTTTCAATGTGTGGTCAGGACTTTCCATTCACTGCGATACGTCAGATGTTCAATTGCTTTGCAATCAAGTCCAACTTGTGTGCCAAGATGCTGACAGGAACCGTGGGGTCAACAGGTACTTGGTCAAGTTTGCCAGCGGCACTATCCACAACAGTGCGCAGCAAACTGGCTTGGTCGTCAGACAACTCACCAAGTTCCAACGCAGCAATTGCGTCAGTAAGTGCGTCAAAGTCTGTGGCAGTACGGCGCGCAATAAGTCGCAAGTTGCGAACGCTTGCCGTGGTGGCAGGGTAGGCGGCGGTCGAAGTGACAACCGAAACTTCATGCAGGCGCACTTCATTCAATGTGCGTTCTGCGCCGTTCTCACTCCATGAATCACGCACGGTTGAAAAACCGAAACTCATTGTGTTGACCGTTCCATTTTGAATCAGCACGCGCAAGTCATTTGCATAAGTAACATCAGGCAAGTCGGCTTCAACAAATAAACCGTCAGGACGATCCTCAAGGCGCAAGGTCTTTGACCGCGTTGATGCCAGCACATGGAGGTCAGAATGATTGACAAACATTTTGATGTCATTGCGTGACTTGAGTGACCGCGTGAAAGCACCAGGGGCAATGCGCTCGACAAATGGCAAGGGCAAACTCGGGCTGTCGTATCGGGCCGCGTACCCCATGAAGGTCATGCCGTCACCAGTAGCAGCTGCACGCAACTCCAAAGGTTCCGTGTCAATCGTTCTGATCTCTAGGTCACTCATTGTTGTCCTTCCTTGCAAACGGTTTGATTCACGTTCCAAAAAACTGATTGCAGGCTGTGGGTTTAGTGGGTTGATTCCCCACAAGTAATGCGCCACCGCTCCGGCACCGGGCCAGTCAGGGTGGTCAGGGTCGTTGTTTTTTGGTGCTCGTAAGTCAACGGCGTGACGCTGTGACCATGCAAACGCCCTGATGATCTTGTCATCACTGATGTTGCCGTCAGCCATGTCGCGGGCTTCACGCACCGTCTTTTCAGTTACACCATCACCGGCAAAACCTTCACGGCGTAACTCAAGACCACGCGCCGCCGCTGCCTGCATGTAGTTCGGCGGCGTTGCCCTTGTCTCAACAATCGCAC